CCTTTTTTCATAAATGTTAATTCCTTGAGGCAAGCACTCCTGCTTCAAGGATTGCCTGTAGGCGTGCTTTCAAACGCTCTAGTCCTTTGAGCGTGTGAAACAGGTCCGAGCGGTGCTGGTCGTCACCTAATGCGGTGGTGCGCCACTCGTTATAAATGTCAGCCTCTACTTGTGCAAAAGCCTCCAGAAGAATGTGGTCTTCTAAGAGGCGCTTTGCGTGGGCTGCATCGTCGATGATTTTTTGAGTGTCCATTAAATCAATGGCCGATATTGCTGAATTGCAGTGTTGTAAATGTTCTGCATCGTCTGAATGTTAGGACTTTGCGAAACAAGGTTCTGACGCAGTTGGCTTTGGATGTTGCGTGCCTGTTCTACACTCAATTTGCCCTGAGAAACTTGCGCGCCAAGTTGCTTATACAGGTCATTGATATACCGATTTGGGTCGGTAATCGGCTGCGCAGGAGGCGTATATGTCATAGGCTGCATTGGAGCAGGCGTAGGAGCAACAGGGCGCTGTGTGCCAGTTGGCTTCAAGAAGTCAGAGATTTGCGGCATTGGGACAGCAGCCTGAAGTGAAGCCAGTGTCGCACCTGGCACAGATGCAGCGGCCTCAAGCCTTCCTTGAATTTCCTTACCCTGTTCAGGTGTAATGTAACCCTTTGCAGCGTAGTTACCAAGAACGTCATTGACGGACTTGAAGTAATTGAAGAACTCGCCTGAACGCATATTCTCAAAGCGGTCCTGAAGCTGGTCAAGGCGCTGCTGCGTCATGCCAGTGTTTTCAGGAGTTGCTAGAACGCCACCACCTACTTGCGATGTTGGGAATGGACCAACGCCCATTGCAGGCTGCGTTGTTGTGGGAGTTGCGCTAATTGGCTGCAAGGCTCCAGATGTTGCTGGAGAAACTCCAGCGCCTGCCGCTGCATTCAATACACCTTGTGCAGATGTAGGGGCAGGAGTTGTCGCTGCTGGCGGCGTGTATGTGTTAATTGCCTGCCCACCAGAGAAGAACAACGCTTCTGGGCCAAAGCCATAACGCTCGTAATCCGTAATATTCGGATTAACCAACGTGCGTGGCGCGAAGTTAGGCATAGCACCTAGAGCAGAAACATATGGCGTTCCTGCACCAGCGCCACCACCAGAACCTCCGCCAAACAAGCTGCTAAGACCAGAAACGCCAAGACTTGCAAGCGTGGCAAGTTGCGTTGCCGTTAAACCTGTTCCCAAAACACCTCCAGCACCAGCGCCTGCATTCAAAGCAGCAGTTTCCTCTGCCGTTGGAGTTGTGCGAGTCGCGGCCTGTTCAGCAGCAGTTGTAGTTGCACCAGCGGCATTTGCAGTCGCAGCGGCAGCCACAGCAGCAGGCGTAAGAAGTGCTGCAGGGAGAAGGTTTGTTGGTTGATTTGCCGTAACAACAATATCTTCAACAGGAGTTTCTGCGGGAAGAAGTGTCGTTGTGGGTGTTGGCGGAGTTGTTGCAGCAGGCAAGATTACAGGCGGAATTGCTGGAGGCGTAATTACCTGAGTTTCTCTTGGCGCTGTAACTTGAATGTCCTCTACTGGATTTGGAGCAGGAACATTAGGCGTTGCCGTTACAGGAGGAATAATCACAGGCGTTGGCGTTACCGGCTGCGTCTGAGTTTGTGCAGTTGCGATAATGTCCTCTGCCGGATTAAACGAGGGAATTGCTGTTGGAGTTACTGGCGGCAGCACAACCGGCGTTGGTGTAACGGGTTGCGTCTGCGCTGTTGCGACAATATCTTCGGCGGGATTAAACGCTGGTGTAGTCGGTGTGGCCTGCGGCAATATGCCAGGAATAGTTGGGGCTGGCGTTGCCGCTGCAGGGACTTGAGCAGTAACGACATAATCGCTTACTGGTTCAGCGGCAGGTGTTTGGTTAACCGCTGGAATATTATTAAGCTGCGCAGCATCGAATGCGCTTGGCAATAAGCTGGTAGCCAAACTGCCAAATGCACCTCCAACAGCAGTTGGTATTCCGCCAAGTGCAGTAACGACAATATCTCCCACAGCACTAGGGACGGCTGATGCTGCAGCCTGTGTTGCAGCTTGTCCAGCGGCTTGAGTTCCAGCCTGCGTTGCAGCTTGAGTTGTAGCCTGAGATGCCACTTGCGCCGGAGCAAATGCTAATTCTCCAAGGCCAGCGCCGCCCCCAGCAATTGCCGCACGCAAAAGAGTATCTTCTATACTGCGTCCTTGCGCAACAGATGATAAAGCAGAGCCACCAGCGGCAGGAAGAATTGTCCCTAATAGGCCACCACCAGGAACAAGCAAACTCGCAGCCACAGGAAGCGCAATGTCAGCTACAATTCCAAGGCCGCTTACGTCAGGGCGATCCGTCGAAACGCTCTGAAAGCCCTGCATGGTTGGGCCTGCAACCTGAATATCCCAGTTTGCCTTTTTGCCAGTAGAGGCTGACAGTGCATTAGCAGCGTCAATAGCGCCCTGTGCGCCTTCATAACCAACGCCAGAATAGACGACTTGGCCTGTTGCGTTATCGACAACACGGATTGGCGTGTCTGGTGCGACAACGATGTTATTCTGCCCACCATAAGTCGCAGTTGTCCGGCCCTGATTGGACAACGGAGCAGTGAAATACTGATAATCAGGCGCGTTCTGGATGATGTCTCCATACACGCTCTGGATATTGGGGATGTAGTTCTCACGCGGCGTAAGTAGGCCACCAATAGCACCAAGCTGCTCAAGGTCCGGCCCAAATTCGTCGATAGGAAACTGTGAAGCCATTACATCATCCCCTGTTCTTGGGCGGCAATCTGAGCCATCTGTTCTTGGGCGGCCATCTGCTCTTGGGCTAACTGGTCAACAATCTGCTGTTCCTGTGCGGCTTGGGCCTGCTGCTGTGCGGCGACCATAGCCTTCTGGACATTGCCTTGCTGGCGGAGAAGTTCGCGGTCACGCTGCATCAAGGCTTCGATGTTAGCCGTGTTTACAGCCGTGCCATATTTAGCTTCAATCTCAGCAGCCTTAATCATGACTTCCGCGTCAATCTTATCGCGTTCGCGGTCATCCTTCAGCAGCATTTCCTCACGCTGAAGCTCAAGCTCTGCGGCCTTCTTCTGGATGTCAGCCTGAATGCTCTGCGCCTGAACCTGTGCCAAGATTTGCTCTGGGCTGGGCGGAGGCGGTGTCGGAGCGGGCGGCTGGAAGTCCTGCGGGTTCTGGAAGAACTGCGTAACATCCTTGAAGCCAGCTACAGACAGCATTTGCTCAAGCGTGTTGTAGTAGCCATCAAGCGAAACCAGAGGGTTGTTCATTGGGCCGAGTTGCTGCAACAGCATCTCTTGCTTCTGAGCGATGACGTTCAGGAAGGCCATCTTCTGCTGGTCTGAGCCAGTGCCAAGTGCCACATTCACCACAACGTCCATGTTTGCGTCCCAGACACGCGGGTCGATGGGAACGAACTGGTTACGCAGGCGCACAATGCGTGGCTTGTCTTGGTTCTTAACTAGCAGCTTCAGAGCCTTAGCCATGAGCGTCTTGAAGCCAGTTTCGGCAAAGATGCGGCAGATAAGCTCGATGTGCTGCTGAGAGGCCGTTACAGCGGCGTTTACAGCCGTTGCAGTGCCAGAAGCTAGTGCAGACGGGTCAAGGCCAGCGGATGCCTTTGTGATGCCTGTGCGGCTTTCCTTAACCTCATCCATGTATTGCAGCATGGGGAAGGCGGCCTGAGACACGTTCGGCGTAACGAACGGCTGGACAGCGCCTTGCTGCTTCATGCGGATGATACCGCCAACTTCGGTGTTCAGCACATCTTCAATCGAAGCCTGGCCCTCAACCACACCCATGCGAGGATAGATGGACTGAGCCAAGCTATCCAGCGTATTGCGCATGATTGACGACTTGATGCGCTGAATGTCCATAACAACGTCAGCAACGGACATACCGAAGAACGTGTGAGGCTCTGGATCAGGGCAGAAGTCAAAGAAGGGATGGTCGTCTACGGCTTCCTGATGGAGAACCTTGTATGCAGAACCACCAACGCAGACCTTACGAAGCTCGGCAATGCCATCTCCGTCCATGTCAACGTAGAGATAGCCCTCAATGTAGAGAACCTTGCGTGAAGATACGTCAGTCCGGCCAGCACCAAGGATAGTAGCCTGAGGATTGCGGTCAAACGCTTCTTGGTTGCCGTCAAAGTCGTCCTGCGTCTCGTAACCCAGGTTCTCAACTTCGTCCTGCTCATAGCCCATAGCCACAAGCTCAGAGACAGTCATGTAGCGACGATGGCCGATAAACTCGAAGTCGTTGATAGACTTGGCGCGGCGGTCAATCAGAAGCTCTTCAGGCGGCAACGCAGCTACGTTAAGGCGGCCTTCCTTGGTCTTACGGACCACTGTGGCGCTGTAGATTGGCATCTGGACGACTGTGGCGATGCCTTCAGGGGTCATCATCTCAGTCTCAGAGTATTCGACTTCAACCTCACGAAGCTCAACTTCAGGGTCGGACATGAGAACCATATAGGCGTTCTCGTCAATGCCCTCGACTTCGTAGGTCTTTACGTCTTCTTTCTCGTCCCACCAGACCTTGCCGAAGCCGTTCTTGCGGATGAGAGCATCCTT